GGGATGTCGACGTTCGTGTTGGCGAACAGCTGCTCCAGACCGTTCCACGACAGGGCGGCCTCGGTGTTGTCGCCGGGGTCGGCCTGCGCACCGTGGGTGCCCGAACGCAGCACGAGGTCGCCGACGATGACGCCTGCGCTCGCGTTGTCGTCGGTGGTGAACTGCGTACGGTTGGCCGAGGCGACCGCCGAGATCGTGAACGCCGTGCCGGTGTCGTCGTCGAGGCGACGGGTCACGCCGTCCTGGGAGATGATCTCGACCTCCTGTCCGACCGACAGGTAGCGGTTGCCGTTGCCCCGCCAGTGGGCCAGCTGCGTCGAGTCCTGCTCCAGCGTGAAGACGGCCCCGCCCCCCGGATCGTCCGACAGGCGACCCAGGATGCCCAGGGGCGTGCAGTAGAAGTCGATGGCCTTGTCCTTCTTCATGTCGAGCAGGTGCCCCTGCACCTCGGACTTCAGGGCATCGGCGAACGCGGACTCGCTGCCCTGCGACGCGGCGGAGGCGAACGCCTCGATGCCGCCCGACCCGTGGATCACGACGGCCGGGATGGTGAAGTTGTCGAACGTCTGCCGGCCCGTGGTCGGGAACGCGGCGCTGTTGCGCGCCGACGACGTCGGGCGGTACGAGCGGTTGCGCCCCGTGCGGGAGCCCAGGACCACGCTGCGACCGGACCACTGCGAGCGGCCCGACTTGGCGATGAGTCCCAACTCCGGCGTCGCCGTGTGGAGTTGATCCACGAGGCCGGGGAAGTAGACGTTGGTGAAGAGATCCGCACCGGCGGCATATGTCTGAACAGCCATTTTCTATCCTCCTGCCGCCGGGTCGGCGCTACCGGTACTTCGCGAGAATCGTCGCCTCCCGGTCCGCGACCCAGGCATCCTCAGACTCCTGCGACCAGTCGGCATCGAGCCTGCTGGGCCGCTTGGAGGGCGGAGCGTCCGGGGCCGGGGAGCCGGCTGACGACTGTCCCGTGATTGCGGAAGCGGTGGCCTCGGCGGCCTTTCGCTTTGCTTCGAGTTTGGCGCTGTCGTCGGCCTGCGGCTTCGCTGACAGTTCCAGTTTTCTGTAGTGCTCGGCCACCTTGTCGGCGTCGAACGAGGCCCCGATCTGCTTGGAGGCGTAGTAGCTCTTTGCCACCTCGTTCCCCCAGATCGGGATGTCCTCGATGCCGGCCTTCGCAATGGCCTCGTCGATCAGTCGTCGGGCTGCGTTGTTCTCGGCGTTCGCCTTGTCCTTCGCCTCCCGTTCCGTCTTCCATGCCTCAAGCGCCTGGACCCGGTTGAGCGCAACCTCGGCGGGGTCCTGCCACTCGTCGGCCGCCGGCGCGGGCGCAGGCAGCCTCTCCTCGACGGTGCGGGCCAGCGAGTCCAGTTGGGACCTCTGTGCCTGCCACGCCTGCTCCGCCGCCTCGGCACGGGCGTTGGCGGATGCCGCCTCCGCCTTCGCCGCGTTGGCGCTGTCGTTGACCTCCTTGAACCGTTCGTACGGAACGGGGGCCGGAGTCTCGGTCGCGGGCGTATCGCCGCCCGTGGCGCTGTTGTCAGTGTCCATGTGGACCCTCCCTCCGCGGCTTTTGTGTCCCGGTTGCCTCCGGGGCGGCTCTGGACGTGACGGAATTGCCACGCCTCCCTCCGGTCGCACGAGCGCCTGTTTTACGAGGGTGGCTCCTCGGGCTCATGCGGCCTCCGACGACGAACCCGCTCCGGGGGGGCGACCCATCGGCGCAGGCGGGGAACCTGACGCTGACGGGGGACCCGGAGGCTGCGGCCCGTCCGGGGAGCCACCGTGGATGTCCACCATGGCGCCCATCATCTTCTGCATCTTCTGCGACTCGTGCAGGGCGTAGTGCTCGAGGAGTTGCCCGGCCTCTTCGGGGTTGTCCTTGCGCCAGCCCTCGTTCGACAGCTTCGCCCCGTGGATCTCCAGATGAAGCATGTCGTCGTCGAACGGGAAGACCTCGATCGGCTCCCCCTGCTCCAGATCCTTGTGCTCGCCGTACGCCCGCAGCCGCTGCGGCGACTTGATGCCCAGTCCTGCGTTGGCGGCCGGGAAGTCCAGCTGCCGCAGGATGTACTCCACGTCGAGGCTGCCGCCCTGGCCCTGGAACAGGAACGGGGCGTACTGCAGCAGTTCGATGACCATGGACTGCTTGGCGGCCGGCGAAGACGACTTCATCGAGTCGGGCAGCACGGCGACGTCCATGACCCTTTCGACGTCGGCCTTGCCCATGTGGAAGACCTGCACCTGGGCGTCCGTGCCCAGCGCCCGGATGGTTCGCTCGCCGCTCCAGTACCGCTTGTGCAGGTACAGGATCATGCGCCCGGCCCGCGTCAGCGCCGTCTCGGTGCGGTGCATGATCGGGATGAACCGCCGCAGCCCGGACTCCTGAAGGAACCGCACGGTCATCGCCGCCCGCACGTTCGGGGGGTTCTGCCCGGCGAGCGGGTCGTTGACCCCCGTGATCGACTGCATGGAGTTCTGCGCCATGGACATGATCTGCGGGTGGATCGGAGACGGGGGCGTCGGCGGGACGAACTGCAGATCCGTGCCTCGCCGCTTGAAGATGATCTCGCCTGGACGGTCGTTGATGGACACGTCCTTGATCCCGGTCTCCTTGTCGGCGATGACCTTGGGATTGCCCATGAGCAGCATGGATTCGTGGTAGCGGGTCAGGGCCTTGTTGTGCCCCTCCTGCAGCGGCATGAGTTCGCGCACGATGCCGTCGAACCAGAAGCGCCCCGGCGAGGGGTTGCAGCCGAAATGCACGAACGGGTAGCGCCCCCCGTAGGGGTTCTTCTTCGTCGTCAGGGTCGTGTCGCCCGCGATGGTGATCACCCTGCCGGCCGGATGCTTCTTGGTCGGGGCCTCCCAGAACTCGATGATCCGGATCTGGTCGTCGGACTCCCGCCCGCTCACCGCCGCGGCCCCCGTGTCGAAGCGAAGCTGCCGGTCGTAGGAGGTGCGCCCGCCGTCCTGATCGCCCGACCGGATCTGGTTGGCCTTGGACCCCATCAGGTCCACGAGGACCTCGCGGTCGATGTAGGCGTGGTGGGCGATCCACGGGGTGTTCTTGATCGAGGTGGCGGTCAGCGGGACGTCGATGTTGAACGGGGAGACGTTCATCATGTCGATGTCGCCCTCGAACAGCTGCTCCATCGTCGTCGGCTCGGGGTCGCCGCCCGGCAGCACGAACGGGGACTCCTCGGCCTCGGCCTCCTCCTCGCCCTCGGGGACCGGGGTGTCCCTGCCCGCCATGGACCCCGACCCCTCCTTGTTGGGGACGAGCACCGGCTGGCCTGCCTGCGTGTTCCAGGCGATCCGCCAGAACCCGTTGCCGGTGATCAGCATCCACAGCATCGCCTCCTCGAACTCGTCCCGCATGTCGAAGCGGTCCCAGTCGTAGCGGATGAGCGACTCGTACCCCATGGCCGCGAGCAGATCCTCCTCCTCGTGGCTGCGCGGGGTGGCCCGGAAGGTCGGCTCCTTCTCGGTGAGCAGGGCGAGCATCTGGGTGACGAGCGGACGCGTCTGGTTGTCCGTGAGCCGGGGACGCCACGGCGACCGGGGGATCTGCTGGATCCGCCCGATGTTGCGATCCCGGTAGGTCCACTGGAACCCGCGAAAGAACTGGATGTCGTGGAACCAGCCCTCGTGGACGTCGTGCATGGCCTGGCGGGAGTCGAAGACGAGGGACAGGATCCTTCTCGCCTCGACGTCCTTGCCCCTGGTGTAGGGCTTCAGCGGGACGATGCGCGCCATCACATATGGATCTCGCCGAAGCGGTCGTTCCAGGCGATCACCTGATCGGGATCGTCAGGGTCCTTGCCGGCGGCGACCATGGCGGCGCGGCCCTCTGCGACCGCACCGTACCAGCCGTTGTCGCCCTGGACCTTCAGGTCGGCCGCCCACGTCGAGTCGACGGCCGCCTTCTGGTCGAAGGACGCCTGGGCGGACTGCCGCACCACATCGGCCTCGACGACCTCCGCGATGGTCTGCGCCTTCACCCGCTCCAGAACGCCGAGCATGAACTCGTGCTCCTGCTCCCGACGCACCGCATCATCCTTGAGCACGCGCAGGGCGAGCACGCAGATGGCGACGACGCTGCCCAGGACGACGACGCCCAGGACGATCGGGGTGGCGAGGCTCAGGGCCGACCGCTCTTGTTGACCGGTCCGATGTTGTTCAGGCCGGCGTTCTTGCCCTTGCCGCCCTTCATGGCGGAGTCGCCGCCCTTGCCGAACTTGCGAACGACCGCATCCTCGCCCTGGTCGTGCTTCGGGAACTGCCGTCCTGCCTTCTTACCTGCCATCTGCCTCTCCTTTAGACGTTGGCGCCCAACGTCGGATGAAAGAATGCCTCCGCCTTCGGGTCGGGACCCTTGAGCAGTTCGGCCGCCTTGGGGTCGAAGTCGATTGTGCGGCGATGTCGGTCCTTGTCGCCCACCTTCGCACTTACGATGGGAGCGCCCACGCCGGCCTCTATACACCCACCTGTAAGTGCGATGCCAAGTGCGGTGATGCGGTCGTCGAAGCCCTTGGGGCTCGCCGGAGCCTCCTTGACCTTGCCCGACGGGGCCCGCTTGTAGATCCAACCCCGCATCTCGGCGACCGTCTCCGGGTCGTTGATGCCGACGCCCTCGCCCTGCGGGATGCCGCGGACCGCCTTGACGAGTTCGGCCACCATCCAGCGCCGGGACTTGTCGGATGTCCACCACCCGTAGGCGTTTGTGGGCCTGCCGGAGGCGCTGTCGGGAACTGTGCGTGCGTAGAAGTTCCCGTACGACAGCGGGTCCCGCTCCATGGCCTTCTGCACGGCGAGCCCCGGCCCGTTGACCTCGACGACGACGAGGGCCTCCCGGTACCAGACGCCGGTCGCCGCGATGACCTCGGCGAATATCTCCTGCTCCGTCTCGCGCATCCGGATGCAGGCGACCTGTTCCCACGAGTGCATGTCGAGCACCTGGGCGACCATCCAGTCGCCCTCGGTGCGCCCGTAGGACCCATCCACGCCGATGACGTACTCACGGGTCGGGTCGGGGCGCTTCCACACGGTGAGCGGACCCGCGTCGTTCGGCAGGATCTCCGCCTGTCCGAGCGGGCCGACGTAGGCGTCGAAGCGGGTCGGCTGGGTCTGCGCCGCGTCGATGCGCCGGGAGGCGATGGACAGGCACTGCATGTCGAAGACCTTGCGACCCGACGACTTGAAGGCGTCGTCCGGGGTGCCGGGGTACTCCTGATTGAAGTCGGCCAGGTTTCCGTTGAACTTCGAGCCGTGCAGGGTCCTTCGCCGCCACTGCAGTTGCTCGGCCGTCGCCCCCAGATCCTCGGCCAGCGTCTTTTCGTCCGGGTCGTAGGACCGCTCGAACGCCAGATGCTCGGACGCCGTGTCGAACGGGATCCGGTACTTCGGCTCCTCGAGCCACGACAGGAAGACGGGGACCATGTCGGACATCGACGCTCGCGGGTCCTCGCACCGCCAGCGCAGCCGACCGGCGTTTCGGTCGAACGACAGCCGCCACCCCGCCGCAGCCTGCTTCCACATATCGTGGAACCACCCGTAGGAGTTCGCGGTGGACTCCATGATCGAGTAGGTCTCCGGGTACTCCTCGACGCACTGGATGGCGCCGGTCCAGAAGTTCTTCGGCTCGTCCCAGAAGGCGCCCTCGGACCAGTGCCCGAAGTGGACCGCTCCCGAGCGCCCCTTGCCCGCCTTGTCCTTGGTGCCTCCGCCGGGAGCCACGGTGCGGTAGTTGGTCTCGCCGCCGAAGGGCGGG